ATTTCATCAACATAACACTCGGCATTATTAAGATAAAAGGTTTATCTAATTCTTTTAATCTAATACATATATCTTTTATTTTACTAAATGGTGGATTATCAACAATTATATCATACTCGGGAGTATAACTAAAAAAATCTTTATCTTCGTGAATTATATTATATCCCATCTCCTCAAAATATTCTTTTTGTTTACCATCACAATAAAATGGCGACCATATAACTTTATCTTTTGGGATATATTGCTCTATTATCTCCCATCCCTTTTTATCAGTTGCATAATTATCACTATCTTTATCATTTGTAAAACTCATTTATATTATATAATATATTTTTTTTACAGAGAAACCGAAACACTATCACCCTTAATAGATACACGACGGAGATGGAAGAGGAAGCAGAATAGCAACTTATCTTTAGCGGGTGGTTGGTCTACACCAGCAGCAGTAGTTTCACCATAGAATAACTGAAGCTGATTAGATTTGTTATTGAGGTTTGCAACTCCATCATTAAGAGCGTATGCCCGTCCAATCAAGAAGTTTCTGTTGTAATCAACAAAAGACCTTGGGACAACACCCGCTTGATTAAGTGCTTTTTCTAATTCAATAAGGGGCTGTGCTGCTATAGATTTACCCTTATTAATCTTGGATACAACAATCGGGCGAGATGGAACAAGTTTATCATCTACAACCATTTGGTAAGATGTAAGACGATCAATAATACCAACTTGACCGCTACGAATAGAATGAAGGCGACCATCCATAGCAGTAGTTTCTTCTTCGTAAGTTGATGATGTACCAGCGATTAAATCAGCAACATTTAGAGTAGAAGCATCAGTAGGCATTACAATCATAGATTTAGCACGAGTATTAGATACTGGAAGATTAATAGTAGCATTACGATTCGTCTTAAGTAATGAATGTTTATAATTAGTAACACTTGGGATATCAATCTCTATTGAGCCACCATCTCTCATTCTCTTCATCATACCAGCTTCATACTGCGGGTCTAAACCAACTTTCTGACATATAATAGCACAATTAGATATTTCGGTCGTTGCTGGATAAGATGTAGTAGCAGCGATGAGCTGTGTTGTTAAATCGCCAACTTGGACTCGCTTGGTATCAAGAGCAGCACTAAATAGAATGAAATTATTAGAGGTCGCTTCAACACCCGTACCCGTATTACTATTTTGGAACTGCTCGCAAGTAATTCTTACAAAACCATCCGCCACTTCAATTTCAGTAATTTTTGGATATCCTTGACCGCCAGTAGCAGTTAAGGTCAAAGCACATTCAGTTTTAGGGTCATCAATCTTACAAATACCAATTCTCTCACCTTTTACAAAAGGGCAATTTTCTACCGTAATCATATTGTTTTGTTTACCTAAATATATCTCACTTCTATTTGTTGCATTATTAATTGATAGAGCAAGTCCATCTTTATCAACGCCGTGAAATACTGGGTTTTGTTTCATACGACGATGGCGAAGGACACTATCTAACTGCTTAAGATATCTTGCTGGGTCTTCAAGGTCAACTTCAATAAAAAGTCCATCAGTCATAAGGACGGGAAAGATTTTATTGCCTCCATCAGCGAAAAGTCCAGTATGGATTGGGAGTGTTAGTTTAGCAGTTAAGAAATCATCAGCAGTACCCCAATCACGACCAGCGGGAACAGTCCCCACGGGCTTGTAATAAGGATTAGAAGATAAATCAATATTGTTAGATACCGATGTCCCAAGTGTGCCTCGGTTTACAACTGTACCAATTAATGAACCTTCTTTTAATGCTCTTAATTTTCTCATACTATCATCTTGGTCGTATGAATACTGCATTTGAACTTTAGCGTTGTAATCACTAATCTCTTCAAGTAAAACGGCACGATTACCCGAATAAATGCGAATATTTTTAACTACAGATTGTCCCCCGATGAAAGGGTCAAGATGGAGGCGAGTTGGAACTTCAGCTGCGGGAATACCGATTTTAATATCAAATTGTAAACTGCTATTTTTACCATCTAGAAACTTAACTGTTGATGGTATTTCAAAATCAACTCTTCGTCCGCTTTGCCCCGCCGTGCCCGAATAAGATAAACCATTCGTGGAAGGAACAGAAACTTGGGTCTGTGAAACTTTAATCTTATCATCATTTCGCCAATAAGAACTCATTTTATAATATATAAATATAAAATAAATCTTAATAAATAAATTAAAAAAAAATAAAAAAATAAGTATTTAATTACTTCTCGCAACTTCAGTTGTTATAGATTCCGTGCCTCCTAAACTTCTTGCTTGAGATTCAATATCTTGAGTAGTTTTCTCTTTTTTCTCATCAGCACCCTCTATATCTCCCGCTAATTCTAAACCAGCACCAACAGCACCGATACCAGCACCAAGTATTTCAGCACCAATACTCCAAGGTGTAATACCTCCACTTACTACACCACCGACTTCTAAAGCACTACCAGCAATATTCATAAGATTACCAATACGGGAATAATTATTAGATCCAAAAACATCCATACCTTTTTTACCACTTGCTAAAGCACTAATATCTTCACCTATATCTAATGCCCCACCAGCACCAGCAATTAATGCTTTACCTCCCGTCATAGCAGCACCTTTTAATGCAGTCCTACCAGCGTCTAGTGCTAATCTAGCACCTTCACTACCCGCTTCTAGTGCTTCACTACCAGCAGCAACATCTTCACCAACAGTAGTAACCGTAGCCGCAGCACCCTCACCTTCTATTAGAGTATCACCGGCAGCTGGGGCTAATCTTGCGGATGCTTGTTGTCCTAATTTTTTCATAGCTGACCCACCAGCTTGAACGATACCAGTTTTAGACACTATTTTACCTCCCGATGTACCAATACTCAATAAATCCTTTTGATTTTTAGAAGCAGCAGCACTATCTAATTCAGTTGTTGCAAGGTCTAGATTCTCTGCTAAAGTATTATTGAAATCTTGCGTTGCTTGATTATCAGCACGAGTTTGAGATGTTTGACTGTTTACTTGTGCGATTGAACCTCCACCCGAATATAAATCCATTTTATAATATATATATATAATTAATTTTTTTTATAATTAAAATAATTTTTTGTCACCTTCAGCTATTTTAGTTTCAAATCTAATATATGCTGTTGCTGGATTAGTTTGCAAATCTAAATATAAAAATGAAAATGGTTGGTCTTCAATCGCTTTTTTATATAAATCCATAAATATATTAGGGAACATATCACCATATTCTTCAGCAATCTTTTCTAATTCTTTTGTATTTTGTTGTTTCATAATAATTACATCAGTAGCATTATTACGGATAAGTCCACTTACGGCACGAAATGATTGTGTTGTAAATCCTAATAGACCAATACCATAATGGCGAAAACGAGTTGCTAAAAATGAGACGGCGTTAGTTTTCTTGAAATCTTTTGTTAAAATATCATCTAGAAAAATTGCTATCGTCCCTCTTTCAAAATCATCCAATTTCTTTTGACTTTCAATTATATCAGTAATCATTTCATCAGTATAGTGGTCTTCACAATCAAAATATTTATTTAATAATTTACCTTTAGGATCAGCGTTTAATGTATTACTTATAATCTTAACAATATCAAACTTATCTTTATACATATCGGGATTACATAATAGATTCACAAGTAGATTACTTTTACCTTGCTTAACCGACCCAACTATCAAAAGTAGAGATGGCGGTTGTGGTAAATGCGGGTGTATATCACTAAACTTATCATCGGGGTCGGGGTCTTTTACTTTAAATACCTTGGGCGGTGGTTTCTCCATTTATATATATATTATATATTATTATTATTTAATTTATTCTTACATATTTCAAAATATTCTTTTTCTAATTCAAACCCTATATATTTACAATTTAATGCTTTACACGCTATACCAATTGAGCCAGTCCCCATAAATGGATCTAAAACAACTTTATCTTCAGTAACAATATTTTGTAAAATATGTTGGTGCAAATCTACTGGTTTTTGTGCTGGGTGGTCTTTATCTTTTGCCTTAACAACTTTATATTTAAATATGTCCCCAGTACCACATTTAATAGGTTTCATTTGTTTTCTTTCTCCACATAATATCATCTCGTGCTGATGTCTAAAAGTATAACCTAAACTACAGCTTATTTTATCCCATATAAAACATCTCATCTTTTTAACAAAAGGGTATAGATGAATATAAAATAAAGGGTAACTATCACTATTGCAATATATCAAAACTATCCCATCATCTTTTAAAACTCTATCCATTTCTTTGAAAAATATTTTAAACCAGCTTTCTAATATACCCATCTCACTTAATGTTTTATTATATTTAGTTAGTGTTTTAGAATGCTCGGGTGGTATATAAGGAGGGTCTGTATATAATATATCAACTGATTTGTCGGGTAATTCCTTTAATAAATCTAGACAATCCCCGTTTCTCAAATCCATTTATATATTATACAATATAAAAAAAATATTAAAAAAGAACCTTACCAAATACTCCACCCTTTTGAGATTTCTTCTTTCTCTTTCTCTTTTGCTTTTAATAAATCTTTAATTAATGATATATCAGCTCTCATCGTTATTAAATCCGTTTTGATCTTATTGACTTCTCGGTTTATAGATGAAATGTCATTTTTGACTTTCTCTATCGGTTTTGTTTCAAAAGGGTTACTATAATCACTCATATATTTTTAATCAATATTTTAATGTTGAAATTAAAATAATAAATTATAATAAAATGGATAGAATGCAAACTCCTCGCCCTTTACCCGAAAACATAGATGAATGGAGTGATGAAATAGAAGAGTTATTAAGTGAATGGGGTGAAGTAAGTATGTGCTATGCTTATTTACATAATTATAGTACGAGAAAATATAAGAAGAAATATCAGCATTTACAAATACCTATTATTGTATTATCAACTTTAACTGGTGTTGGTAATTTTGCTGTTGATAGTTATATACCAAAAGATTATCAGCACGGGTTTACTGCTGTGGTTGGTGGTTTCAACATCTTCTGTGGTATATTAGGTACATTAGGGTCATTCTTAAAATATGCTGAAACATTTGAAGGGCATAGAATCTCGGCATTAGCTTGGTCTAAACTTGGTAGAGCAATAGAAATAGAATTATCATTACAAGATGTAAAGAGAAAACCTTGTAGAGATTTCTTAAAAGTTTGTAGAGCTGAATATGATAATTTATTAGAAACTGCACCAAATATTGATCTTGATATTATCAGTATGTTTAATAAGAAGTTTGAGGATAAATACCCTAATGTAAGAAAACCAATAATATGTAATGGATTGAAAGCAATAAAACCTTATAAAGAAGATGTTAAAGAAGACGATAAACCAGTTGAAGAAGAAGATGAATCTATTAATATTGTTGTAGATGAAGAACCTTAAAAGTGGTAAATAATCTAAAGTGGTAGGGGTAAGATGTGAAAAAAAAAGGTGTTGAGGGGGGGGGCTGACTCGTCATTTTTCTTGATGCTACCCCTACCACTTTTTTATGAATATTGAAAATCTACCCCTACCACTTTTGATTAATACCATTTATTTAATAATTTATAGAGAAGAATAATAAGAAATAGAAAAATAATAAAATATAATAATTTAAAATAAATAATAGAAAAATATTATCTATATTATAACAAAAAGAGATGAGTTTTATACCCGAAGTAAAAATGGATTTTATCCCTAGTGATGATGAAGATGATATTGATGAAGTAACTGGTGAGAAAAACCCTAATTTTATATATGATGATTTTGATGAAGAGAAAGATAAAACACAAGAGGAGATAGAAGAACAAAAGAATGATATTGAAGTAGAAGATGAAGCTATCCCGACAGCTAAATCAAAAAGAGAAGGTATGGATGTAAATGAGATATTCAATATGCCTACCGATACTAATGTTAAATTAACAAAGAAAGGTAAACCAAGAAAGAAGAGACCACCTATGACTGAAGAACATAAAGAGAAATTAAAAGCAGCAAGGGTGAAGGCGATGGAGGCGAGGAAAGCAAAAGCACAAGAAAAGAAAGATGCAAAAGCATTAGAAAAAGAAGAGAAAGAATTACTCAAAAAACAAAAAGTTAAAAGAGTTAAACAATTGAAAGAAGAAGTAGAAGAAGAACCAATTAAAGAAACAATAAAAGAACAAATGTTTTCTAAAAAAGATTTAGAAGAAGCACAACTTAATGCAATTATGAATTATGAAAAAATCCGTAAATCAAGAAAAGAGCAAAAGAAAATAGATCAAGAAAAGAATAAAGAACAAGAAGCTATTAGAAATCAAATAAGGAGAGCAGTAGCACCACCAAAACAAGAATATGTAAATCCCTATGCTAATTGTTATTAATGTCCGTCATCTAAACTCTTACAATATGTCTCCCATAATCTAACACATTCATTTAAGGTTTCACACCATACATAACCACAAGAAACACAGCAACCATTTTCATCATAAGGGTTAGGTGGTTGTCCTATTATATCAATTAATATTTTAGCCATCATAAAAGGTATCATTTATTATATATAAGATATTAAGTTAATTTAAACATTTTTTTATATTTCTTAATATTAGTAGCACGAGATGTTGAATCACCCCACAAAATATAGTAACTCAAATGACCCGCCGACATATAATTACCCTTGGCTAAATCTTTTTTGTGTCTCACCAAGTATTTACTTCTTTGTGCTTTGTCTTTTGATAGGGTATAATCTTGATAACGGTTATCGCCGAATTGTGTTGTTTTTATCTTCTTACCATTCTCGTCATAAAAAATCGCCTTAAGTTTCTTATTTTTAGCCGTACCCTTTTCTATTACCATCTTAACCATAGTTATTTATTATGATTAATATTAAAAATTAAATTAGAAAATTACTTTAAAGATTGCAAACCATTTTCATCAATATGTATTTCATATTCTTCTTCGCTTGATGCAGAACCTTCACTAATACTTAAACTATCTCTTCTATTAAAACTTGGAGGTTTATAATCTTCATCTATCTTAATATGCTCTTCTGCTTCTTGTATTAAATCGGGTCGTCCGTGCATAGCCAAAATACTGATAATTTCATCAAAAGTTATTTTATCCATTTATACTTTAACATATATTTTTATTTTGATTTAAACCTTTTTAAACATCGTGAGATTTTAGATATTTAGTCAATATCTCCTCAACACTTAATTTTTCCTCAATATCTTTAGCAACAGCTTCAATAAGTGATTCACAAGTCCAATCATCAAGGATAGTATCACCACAGTATAATTCATCCCTATACCAGTCATCATCTCCATCAATCTCCCACGGTTGTTCGCAAAGTTTCTCTTTGTCCTTCATCTCGCTTAAAAAGATTCTCATTTTATATTATAATATAATATATTTTTTATTTTTTATTATTTTTTTTCTTTTTTACTATCTTGCATAATATCTTCAATTATGTCTGTTGGTGTTTGTTTAACTTTTTCAATTTTGTAAACTACTGCCGATGTACGATTAACATTAGCATATCTCCCATCACTATCGTGTATGGATGTTGTAATATCAGCAATAACAGTAGGTTTAGTAACTGTAAATTGTATATCACTAGGATTACCTAAAAAGTAATCACTAGCACCACTATATTTATCTACTATAGAAATAATGGGGAGATTAGCACCAGTAGGATTACCACCAATAGCACTAGCACCTTCTAATATATTACTTCTAACAGTATAGTATGGTCTTAATACACTCTTTTGGAGGTCAGTTGCAGTAATAGTAGTACTTTCAGTTTTAATTGTTACTTCATCAAAAATCTCTTCGGGTCGTGCGTGTGGAGCAGTAAATCCCGTCCCAGTCGCAGTTTGATCGCCCGCATAAGTCCATAGGTTATTTCCATTAATTAATCTCGCAGTATAATCTACACAACAACTAGGATAAGGTAATGATGTATAATATTGACTTACACCAAATTGATTAGATATATATGCTTTTGTATCAGTTGTTACTATTTCAGCATTAGTTGTTGGTCTATATAATGCCCCGCTATTTTCATTATCAACTCTTTGAGTTAAAACATTTTTAGAGCTAACTGGAGCATTAGTCGCATCAAAATCATATCCTAAAATATCCCATAGGTTATCAGTCCAAGTTTCTCTAGTAAAACCCCAGTTATCAATATACACACCGCCGTGACTATCAAAAGCAGTATAAGGTCTAATGTTTTCATTAAACTTATTATATATTTGCATATTTGTCCCTTTAGTCGCTTCTTCTGTCCTTGCTACTGTTGGATTTGCTGGATAACAATTAAGACGAGCAACAAAATCTTCTGCTGTATAAGGTTTGAATGTTGGTGAATATCCAAATTGAGGAGGACGAGGATTAATCTTGTAAACAGTATCACCAGCATCAACATTAGCATTAGGAGGTGCTAAAGGTAATCTATCTTGTCTATGTGGTGGCTCCATAGTAGTAGATGTTAAACTGGTTGCTTTATTACCAGCTTTGAATCGGTTACCAACATTATTAGAGGTATGCAACCTTTTAAACTCAAATCGGTTATTTTCAGTATTATAAAATACTTCGGGATTATTAGCACCTATATAAGTCATAGTCATATAAGGCATTAAATCAGTAGTTTGTGCTGTGTTACCAATATCTCTAATATGATTAATTGTATCAGTATAAGTCCTTGCTGCTGGTAATTGTCCTCCAACTTCCGATCCATCATTAGTAGTTGATAATGTACCTATATCAACATTACTATATCCCGCATAAGGAGTTATGATTGCAGTTGAATAAGCAGTTGCGTGAAAATCAAAACCGAATCTTCTACCAAACTTAATTTTACCAGTATTACCAACAACCTCTTCACTAAATAACTCTTTGGGTGTCCCCGCTACTGTGTGATTAGTAATACCAATTAAATAGAAATCTTCTAATTTATTACCATCAGCATCGTGATTAGCATATTTAACTGGTTGGGCGAAACCATAACTTAAACCATCTTGTGCTATAGACCTCCAAACTCTAGGAGGGATAAAAGTATCTCTAAAATTATCATCATAATAACTAAACCAAGGCACAGAGGTTTGCTCTATATTATTAGGGGCTCCTCTCTGTGAAAAACTATCATCTCCAAAAGTTTCATTATGGATTAATTCTGTGTTAACAGTAGTATATTGATTCATATGAAAAAATCTACTATTAGTTACATCGGGATTTGTGAGCCCTCCAAGAGTTTCAACTCTATTTAAACTATAATATTCTGTGTCTTGGAGACCATCCCATAATTCTGGGTATAATTCTTGAGTATCAAAATATTCTCTTATCTTTTTACAATTCTCTTCAGTATATTCTAAATTAGTCGTAAATGTATGACTAACATTACCTCCTATACTGGTATTTTCATAAGTCCCTACTAATTGGAAACCTTCATTCGCATAAGTTAATGGGTGAGGAGGTATTGTAGTACCAGCGAGATTTCTTAAAACTGCTACTGGTAACTCCGCCATCTCTCTGCCCTTCTCAAATATCTCGGGGCGTTTAACTCCTATGTAACCGAATGTTGCAACATAATCTATACCACCTTGAGAGACATTATCTACATCTGTTGGTAAATTAACAGCAAGATAATCAGCTAAAGTCCCACTATTAAAATTATAAAGATTTTGTGCGTTGATTGGTTTATAAGTTGTTGTTTCAATTGTTTTAGTGATTGGTCGTGAAAAAGATGTCCCATCTAATATTTCAAAAATATCTTCATTACGGGTTTCAGTTAATTGTTTAGTAATTTGTTTTGCTACTGCTGATGGAGTATTAAAACCCTTTTTAACTTCTATGTCTTTTCTTTCTCTAATTCTATGATAAGTGCATTCACTAATAAGACCATTATGAAATAGTTTAGGGAATTGGTCTGCTGCATTAGCGTGTCCTCCAACATAAGCTATTTTATCTTTAATAAATAAAGTGTATCTTGTATTATCAACTTTTTGTTTATAAATAGTTGCATTACCTAAATCTAGTTTTTTAACCCAATCCGCAAAACATACAGCATTACTATTTATAGTATTATAAGTCATCCCTCCCGTAGTGCTATCAGCAGTAGTATAATGAGTATAATTATTTGGGACTGATCCTCTTGTATCACTTGTCTGTGCGAATCTTCTTGGTTGCTGAATATAATTAGGATATTCATTTGAGGTAATATAATATCCAAATATTAATGGTGCTAAATTATCTCTTAATTCTACTGTTTCATCACTTTTTATAGTTGTGGTAATTGTTTGATAATATCCCAACCTATATCTTGGTATATAAGATGAAGTTTTCTCATAAAACTTATTACCGTAATCAATATCAGTATAAGTAGCAACATTATTAGTCCCAACGCTTTCACCTTTAAACTCAATAGTTTGTGGATTACCAGCACCGATTTCACTAATAAATGCTCTTTCTAAAGATACTTTATCACCAACATTTAATCTTACAGTTTCATTTAAAGGATTAGTGAAAACTGCTGGGTTACTATCATTACCCGATCTTGCCTCGGTTGATGCTAGGCGATTGCAGTTTAATAGTTTAGTATCAACATATTCGCTCATATTTATATTATGAAGATATATAAAAAAAGAGATTAAAAAAACATATTAATTATTGGATAATACCTTTGTCTAGCAACATTTGATATTTGGATTCGTGTTTCTCCTTAAACTTGTCTATCTTATCATTCTTCTTATAATAATTGAATAGTGATTTTGTTTGTTGTAATTCTTTATTATTTTCATAATTCTGTTTCTTCTTTTCTTTGTATCCATTTGCATAATGGTCTTTAGCTCTCTGTCTATTCTTTAATTTAAACTCTTCTTTATTTTTAGTTACATTATGATAATAATTAGTTTCTCTAATTCTTTTATTTTTGTAATTGGTTAAAACTCTTGCGATTTGCTCCGCGGTGAGATCCATATTGTCTATATATTATATATAGATTTTAATTTTAAGTATTTAACGAAATCTATTCTAACCAAATAATATCTCTTGGTAAGTTCATCTTATAGCAATAATAAAAACAATCAAAATTGCAATTACTTGTTTTTTCATTACCATTCTTAATAAAATTAATTCTTTTATCGGGAATAATAATTTGTATTTTATTTTTAAAAGGTTTAAAATATTGTGTCGCTATTTTAGACACGGGCATCAATAAAATAAAAGGTTTATCCAATTCAATTAATCTTGGGACTATTTTTTTAACTAATGAAAATGGTGGATTACTCACAATAATTTCACCTTCATCACTCTCAAAAAAATCAACCTCTTTATGAATCACATTAAAACCAAGTTCTTGTAAATGATTACCACTTTCACCATCTCCATAAAAAGCTTCCCATATAACTTTATCTTTTGGTATGTATTGTTTTATGTCCTCCCAAGCGTGTTTGGGAGTCATATAATCATCGTGTTTAATGAATGATTTGCAATTAAAATCCATTTTATTCTCTATATATTATATATAGATTTTGTTTTTAAGTCATTTTTTTTCTATACATTTTTGAAAAGTGGTAGGGGTAGAATGTGAAAAATATTCGTCTCGGTGGGTGGGCTGACATCTTTATTTTTTGAGATTTACCCCAACCACTTTTTAATCTCTTTGTCTAATATGAAAACATACAACACTTTTCGCTGTAAGAGCAGTACATAATGTTTCATTTTCATAAACAAAATCAACATCAAAACTATTAATAAGTATTTCATCGGTATTACCAAGTGCTAAATATGTCTTTTCGTGTGGTTCAAAATATAATCCACCCGTTTCATTACCACTATTATCAAAGCGAGGTAAGTGTGCTATGATCTTTGAGTTTGTCCCTTGTCTTGCATTAACAGAGTTTTGAGTAAAATTATTTAATCTTATAAATAATGAAATATTACTAATTAATTGGGGGACACTAGCACTCTTATTTGTAGTGATTAATTTAGATGTTGCAACTGGTACTGAAACGGGTTGTCCTTCAAAACCTAATAGGCGAGATGAAGAGCATTCATTTGTGCTATCACCATAAGCAACACTTTTAGCAGTAATAAAAACACTACTATAATTATCCATACCTTTACTATCTATCCCTTGAGGTGTTAAATCTTGGACGAAATTAGCATCATTCCAAGGTCGCTTCTCTAATGCTAAACATAATGCCGTTTGGTTATTTTCTTGCGACCAACCCCACCAATCATAATCACTATATCTATTATCAGTATAAATAGGATAATCGGGGTAATGTAATACCTTATCTAATTCAATTGCTTTACCACCAGCAGCACCACCCGAAGCAGCACAAACGGGATACATCGCCCATTCAGTAGCATTAACAGCATTTAGATGCTGGTTTTTAACAGCTCCCGCTGCTTTAAGAGTCGTATAATCAGCGAGTATATAATATTTTTTATCATTCTTATCATAAACCTCTATTTTCATATTTTCATTATTTAATGTAAACTTAACATTTTCAATATCATCAGCATCAGCAAGATTAGGATATTGAGCGTTCCACCCACCATAATAAATAATTTCATTCATATAAGTTCCATTAGCACCAAAGTTAGTTCCCGCTGCTCTGCTATCAGTTCCCGACTGAAATACACGGAGCTTACCAGCAACACGACACACAGCAAAATCAGCATATCTATATTGACCCTTTGCAACTCTACCCGAAATAATTGTGCCGTTGGTTCTACTAAAATCAAAATACGGAGGGAGATGTGCGAAATCACCACCACCAATATCTATTGGTTTATTAATTCTAGATAAACCACACATCCAAGGCCCAGTATTAGCACCAGTAATATTAAAAATTGCCTCGCCTCCATTTTGAGCGATTGGATATTCTCTATTCTGCACATAGAAACCATTAGCATCGCTAGATGTTACAGTTCCCGCTGCTTGAGTAAAATTATATGCATTATTTTTAGATACATCAGTCCAAGTAATATCAGCAGCACCCCGATTAGTTAAAGCAGCATCTTCTTGTGTAGATACAAATGTAAAACCTTTAAACTGGAGTGAAGTAGAATCATATTCGGGTGTTACCGCAATTGAGCTTTCAAAACCAGCACCCTTCGTTCTAATTAAACTGGGATGAAAAGCACAAGCGTCTACACCTTTTTGTAAATCAGCAGTCATATCTTCAATATTCCTTTCATTTTTACCACCAGCATTAAATGCTTCACCCGCACCAATAATACCTCTAAAAGGTTGAGTGGTGCTACTATCAAGATCTTCTATTTCTTCACCAGCAGCAATTTTAGTTGCATCAGTACCAATTGGCGTACCAAAATAATGACAAAAATCGGCGTTAGTTCTATCTAAAACAAATAGACCATTTTTATTAATTTTAGCACTTTGTAAAGCTATCTCACTATTAGGTGGGATTCTCATAGTATTAAGTAATCTATTTTGATAGGAGTAAGGTTTAAAAGCATCACTAAACTCGGGGTTATTTTCTTGTGCGACATTAGATGTTATCACTAAACTCATTTTATAATAAATTAATATATTTTTTTTATACCAATAAAAAAAAATAAAATAAGAGCAG